GATCGCGTCGACGTTGAGCGCGCCTGGATCCCAGTGATCATCTGGCGGTGAATGCTGGTGACCTAGAACGCCGTACGTGGTGGGCCATGCTTCGGGCGAGATCCGAGCCCGGCCTCGAGGCCACGGAGCAGCGAGGAGGCCGGCGTCGGCCCCGAGAAACGGGGCGGGCGCTACTGCGGGGATTGAGGGCACCGCTGCAAGTATCGGAGCGACGACGGCAGCGCCGAGCCATTCGAGAACGGCCGGCGGCCAGTCCTGCGACGTATGAGCGAACCCGACTATTTCTATTTGGATGATGCCGCCCTGGTCGCCGGCCTTGAGCGAGTACGACGCGGCGGTGACCGGTACATGCTGGAACCTTTGCCGGCGCACGGGGTCAACGGTGAAATGCGGGTGAACGCCGCCGGATATGAAACCGGCGCGGGCGTCGTACGCCGCGAACGCTGACCCGACCTTGAGGCCCTCGGTCGTGTGAATGACGAGTTTACGGGTCGGGGCTAGTTGCGGGTTTCCTAGCTGCGGGCGTCGGGGCCGGCCTCGGTTGTAAACGAGGCGCTGCTCGAACTCGGCGAGCCAGCCGGAGCCGGTCATCATGTCGGCTGGTAGTAGCCGACGATCACGATTACGTCGCTAGTTGTCCATGTAAACGGCACGCTCGCGGATACGTTGCGCCGGTTGGCGTAGGCTTGGTCGGTTCGCATAGCCGACAGGGTGCCCTCGGTGCCACTATTTCTATAAATTCCGCCCCAATTATCCGAGCCGCTAGCGTCCTCAAAAAACGCTACGCAGCCGGCAGCGACTTGCCGCGAATCTTGGCCGGCTACGGGGTACGTCAGCGACGGGGTGCCGTCGACGGTGGTCGTCGAACCGAACACGAGCTTATAAAAGAACGCGACGAGGCCGACCTCGGTCCCGTCGCCGATCCGCATGTAGCGCGCCGTTTCGGTGCCGTTACCGACGGTGATATTAGATAGCGGCGAGGTCCACGAGCTCTCGTCCCAGGTGCCGAGAGCGTTGAGGTCGGACGCGTTGAGAATGTTCAGCGCTACAAAGGGGAAGGGTGTCGTCACTGGTGTCGCTCCTAGCCGAGGCGGTTACGGTCGATAATGCCGAGCGTTGCGCTATTGAGGGTGAACGTAGCGTAGTCAATCGCCGGCCGTAGCGTAAGCGTGACTGTCGTATCTGCCGGCGTTGCTTTGATCGTGCGGCCCGTAATAAGCGACCTAGAGAGCTCGGACGAACCCAGACCGGCCGGCGTGTAGTCGACGTTTGCGCCGGCCCAAATGCCGAGCTCGGGGTCGAGTAGTTCGGCCCAGGTTTCGTAGTCGGCGTCGGCGGCGTGCTGCTCGATCATGCTTGCTGTGACTTGCACGCGTTCGGCGACAAACCGCGAGTACTCGAAACGTTTGACCCAGTCTTGAGCGTCTTGGAGGGCGTTGGCGTTTGTTGACGCGCCTGACTGGTAAATCCTTACGCGAGGCCCGTATATGCCGACCGTAGCGCCGGTCGCCGTTTGCGTAGTCGTCTGGCCTACGCGGGTGATCTGTGTCGCGTTGGTGAGCTGGTCAACATTAAACGCCCGCTCGAGGTTGCGGAACGGGAGTTCGCCGGCGTCGACGTCCTCGGTAAACATGAATGAGCGAACGTCGCGCTTTTGGGCGTTTTCGATAATGAACAGTTCGGCGTGCCCGGTGGTCGCGTCGAGCGCGCCGGGCCATAACGCCGTCAGACCGGCCGTAGCGACCGCGTTTGCCATGTAATCCCCGACCGGGCCCTCCTCGGCGATGTCGGGGTCTAAAACGACCGGCCGGCCCGCATAGGTGCCGAGGCCGCCCACTATCGGCGACAGGCCCGTGACATTGAGCACGCCGTCGGGTTCGGCTGTTTCGCCCCACCGAGGCATAACGGTATCGTTTTCAGCGGCTGACGGATCGAGCAGCACGCGGGTCGCTAGGTATGCGTTGGTGTATGTAACGCTCGGGGTCGGCCAGTTAGCGTCGATCACTTGGCGGCTGGCGGTCTGTATGACATCTACTGCTGCCATCATCACAGACGACGTTATGCCGTCGTCGTCGAGCTGGAAATTATCGATAATCCCACCGAACACTTGGACCGTTTCGGTGCCGGCGTCGGCGGTAACTATTGCTCGTATGACTAGGGCACGGCTGAACCAGTCGGTGCTCGAGTAGGTGCCGCCGCCGCCGGGCGTTAGAGCTCCGTCGTTGTTGTCGAACGTCACCGCCGCGCTAGAGGTGCCGACGACACCCAGGTCGGTGAACTGGTCAACGGTGAGCCCGGTTGTTCGGCTGGTTAGGTCGGTAAAAGTCCAGCTGGTGCCGTCGTCGTAATATCCTATGCCTACCTGCCACGTCGTAACGATTGACACGTCAGAACCTGCGGGTCCCGGTTGCGAGCGGCAGCGAACCGCGGCGACGCTGATACGACTGAAGAGCTCTCACGACGTCGTCGCCGTCGCTACCGGCCGGCATGTTAATCGTCACCGACATGCCGCCGCCGGCCATTTCGCTCATCCGAGATAGCGGGATGACGGCCTCGGCTTCGTTGCCCTCGCCTATGAGGGCGAGGGTTGGGGCCGTGACGATGCCGCCCTCGGCGAGGCCGGGAATAGCCGGGAACGCTGGAATCTCGGGGAACCTAAACGACTTGCCTCCGACGCCGGGAATCCAACCGGGCACGTCAAAACCAAACCCGCCGATACTGCCGTTGTAGAGAGCTCGCACACCCTCAAACGCCATTTTTGCGCCGAATAACAACGGCGAAAACATGGCGAGCAGAATGGTAGCCAAATTGTCTTTTACGAACCGGAACACGTCCGGCAGCGTTTTGATAACCGACGCTACCGCGTCGAGCGAGTCGCGGAACCAGCCGACGTTTTCGAGAGCCCACACAACGCCGGCGACTAGGCCGGCTATAGCAGCGGTGACGAGCACAATGGGCGACAGCATCGACACCAACGCGACAGCGATGCCGCCGAGAACGATCAGCAACGCCACGAATAGAGGCTTATTGTTTGCCATCGTTTCGCCGAGGCCGCTAAATCGGTCTTTTAGGTAGTCAACTGCGCCGGCGAGCCCGCCCTCGTCGATCGCCTCGAGCAGACCCTCGAGGAACTCTATTACACGTTCGATCGTTGGCATGAGTTTGACGGCGAGCCGGTTTTTTAGCATCGCGAACCGTTCGCCGAGGGTGAGTACGGCGTCGGCTTGCTCGTCTACGAGGCCGGTACCGTCACCGAGTAGGCCGTTAAAGTCCTCGAGGTCGAAAGCGCCGGCGCGGATCGCGGCGGAGAGGCGTTGTGCGCCTTCTGCCCCGAACGCCTCGGTAGCGATCTTGAGCGCGTCGACGTCGCTCGTAGCGGTCTCAATCTGTTCGACAATCGCCTCGAGCGCTTCGCGTGGATCGCCGCCGATGTCGGCTATCTCGCGGCTGAACCTGTTCAGGCCGGGCGAGATGCGGGTGACGTCGATACCGGCCTGCTCGAGGCCGCCCATGAGCGCGACGGTTTCCTCGAGATTGAAACCCATGTTGGCGAACACGGGCCCGAACTTTTCGACCGAGCTCAATAGTTCGGCCATCGGTCGGCCGGTTGCCTGCGCGATGCGTAGGAAATCGCCGAGCGTTTCGTTTGCGTCGTTCTCGCCGAAAATCGTGAGAGCTGAGTCGGCGATGGTTATCGCTTCGCCGACATCGACGCCGGCCACGCGAGCAAAATCGAGAAATAGCTCGGTAGTTTCTTCGAGCTGCGCGCCGGTCTGCCCGAAATTCGTGTTGACGTCGGCGAGCGCCTGGGAAACAACGTCAAACGACGCTGGAACCTGGGTCGCGACGTTGCGCGCCGAGTCGATGAGACCGTCGAGGGCAGCGCCCGACGCGCCCGTACCGGCGATAATGTTCTGCTCCATCGTCTGAATATCGCGACCGATATCAAACGCCATTTTTGCGCCGGCGACCGCGACACCCGCAAACGCTAAACCCGCCGCCCTCGAAAACTTTTTAAGCTTGCTTTCGGCGGTGCCGAGCGCGTTGCGGAACTTCTTAGAATCGCCGAGGATAGCGACGCTGATTACGCTAGTAGATGCGGCCATAATCCAATCCTAGAACACGCGACGAATGAGGCTGCGCACTTCGTTGTTGTAGGCGTCGATCACTTCCTGCCGGCGGTCGTCGAGCGCCTCGTAAAGGTACGGCTGAGGCTTTATGCCTCGTCGTGAAAAGCCGAAATGAACAACCGGAGCGTAGGGCACGGCCGACGGGCCGCCTTTGCGGTTGTTGCCGGCCCGCACCCGCGCCGCTGTTTTTGTCCCCGACCCTCTAATCGAACGCTGGAGCCGGCCCGTACGAACTGGCACTTTCGTTTTAGCGGTGCCGGCGACGTCGTCGGCTAGCTGTTTGTGTAAGTCTTTAAGGTCTTCCATGCCGGTTTCGGCGTCGCGAAACGCTCGCCGGAGCTTCGCGCCGCCCTCGATCTGGATCGCTGCCTGCATTAGCGCCTCCCGGCGGCTTTCTGTTGTTTCTTTGCTTGTTCGTTAAGGATTGCCCGAAACGCTCGCAAAATCCTCGGGGAGGCCTGCTCGAGCTCGCTGACCGGTTGCCCGGTGGCGAGCGCTAACTCGGCGAGCTGGTAGGCGGCTCCCCTTCGGTTAAAGGGGCTGCGTCTTGGTCGAACTCCATATCCTCGAGGGTCGCTGAAAACTTCTGCCACGTCGGAACAGTTAAACCGGCAGCGCGGCGGGCCTCCCACGCTAGCCAGGTCAAGTGTTCGAGCTTCATCTTTTGGAGCGCTTCGATACCGCTATCGAGCTTGAAGAATAGCTCCATACGTAGGACGGTGCCCATGCTCGGCCGGCTAACTACGGGCTCGGTTTCGCCCTCGAGTCGTGTAGCGATCGACAGGTCTAGCGACATCTAGTTTTGCTTTCTGTTACGGGGCGCTGGTGGTTACCGGGCCCGACATCGGCCACGATACGGAGATGGTAGCTAGGTCGGCGACACCGGACGCGATGAAGGGCACCTCGGTGACGAGGCATGAAACGCTTTTTTCAGGGTTTGTGGCAGATGCTGAGGCGTCGGTCGGGGTCACGATTACCGTAGTGAGTGTGCCGAGCAGCGGGTTTAGCGTTGCGTAGACCTCGGTCGCTGCGAAGTCCTGCAAAAACTCGATAGATACGTTGCCGTCTTTGAGGCCGGCGATGCGCGTGATATTCGACGAGCCCATCGTGGTGGTGTCGAGCTCGGCTGCGGTTTCGCCGAAATCGACGCTAACTACATGATCTGTCAAAAGGACGCCGCCTACTGAAACGGTGACGTCGTTGGAGTTAAATACGGCCATTAGTCGGCCTCACTTTCTGAGTTTGCCGCTTTTCGGCGTTTGGGGGATTCGATGACGGCCAGATGCCCGCCGGCGATTAGTGCGGACACGTTCGCGCCCTCGAGGTCGTCATCGGTTGCGGTGTCGCCGAGCTCGTAGCCGACGAGCCGGGCCGAGGTTACTTTGTAGCTAGTCATCGAGCGTGTACCTCCACTGTCCAACGTGCTCCTATGTAGGAGCTGTCAGCCCATTCTACATAGCCGTAGTCGGTTGCTTGGGTTACTTGCGACGTTAGAGCGGCACCGTTCAGCGTAGTGTCGGCCTCGATAGCGGCCGGAACGCTCGCCGGCCCCGAAATAAGGGCGTCTAGCGCGTCTTGGTTCCATTCTTCGGCCATTGCCTGAAGTATCGCCACCACGTCGAAATTAAAGCGGATTAGCTGCCCGCCGGCCCCGGCCATAGATTCGTGATAGTTGGCGATAGGCCGGCCCGGTACCACGACGGCGCAGGGTGCTACGACTCGGCCTGGGACG